ATGCCGATGGCAACAAGACATCAACTGTGCAGGGTATCCGTGCAGCATGTAAGATTATGAAAACACGGTACGCAAAGCCGTTTGAAAGTGTACAAGTTGAAATTCCTTACGAAACAGGTATGAGTCCATATAGTGGATTAGTCGATCTGTTTGAAGCCAAAGGGATGCTCAAGAAGGAAGGAAACAGTCTTGTATATACTACCAGTGATGGTGAGATTATTAAGCAGTTCCGCAAGGCTTGGGAACGTAACGACAAAGATGGATTAGACATTGTCATGGCAGACATTTCTAAAAATGGCGAAATTACCGTTTCAGAGATAACTACTATTGTTGAACCTGAAACGGAGATTAGTGAATGAAAGAAGATTTATTAGCAGACTTGTGGTCAGTGGTTGTTGAACATATTCCTGAAAAGAAACGTGCCGACGTTGCCACTGACTTTGTGAATACCTTGATGGATTATGGTATCAAAGAGGCAACCTTGGATGCACTATTAGGTGTTGACACTTATCTAGACAATGCGATAGATTACGTGGTTGACGGCAAGGCTGTTGAGGAAGAGGAAGAGGAAGATGACGACTACGACAAAGACGAGGATTAAATGAATTGGTATGATCGTGTTTCTCGGGATATTTCAAATATTCCAAGTGCTGTGGCCTATTATGAAGCTGAGTTACTTTCAGCAAAACAAGATGTCCGCATAGCGGGAAACATCGAGAAAGCAAGTTCGCAAATGCCAGGCATCGTTGAAGAACGATTTAATCAATTACAAGAGATTGAAGGTATTTTAGAATATCTCAATATTGAACTTCGTAGACTTCGTAGTCAGCATTTTCGAAAGTATTTAGAAAGTTATCAACGAGCTTTGTCTTCTAGAGACTGTGAAAAGTTTGTAGAAGGCGAAGCCGACGTTGTAGATTTTGAAAAGATTATCAATGACTTTGCCCTGTTACGCAACAAGTGGTTGGGCATTATCAAAGCACTAGATCAAAAACAATGGCATCTTAGCAACATTGTTAAACTACGTGTCGCCGGATTAGAAGACGCCAGTCTTTAATTAACGGTATAATACACGCAGATAAATATCTGCATGAAACGCATTGTACTAATCACAGGGGGTTTTGATCCCCTTCATTCTGGGCATATAGCCTACTTCAACGCAGCTAAAGAACTAGGAGATATCTTAGTAGTCGGAGTTAACAGCGATAGTTGGCTAACTCGTAAGAAGGGCGCTCCTTTTATGCCCATCAGTGAACGTACTACTATCATACAGAATCTTAAAATGGTAGACCATTGCCTGTTATTTGATGACAGCGACGACAGTGCTCGTGAAGCCATCCGTAACGTTAAAATGCTTTATCCCAACAGTCAAGTTGTATTTGCTAATGGCGGAGATCGCACTAAAGAAAATATTCCAGAAATGACAGAATCCGATGTAGAATTTGTTTTTGGAGTAGGCGGAGAAGATAAACGCAATAGTAGCAGTTGGATTCTTGAAGAATGGAAAGCACCAAAGACTGAACGTTCATGGGGATACTATCGTGTGTTGCATACCGTGTTTGGCTGCAAAGTCAAAGAACTCACAGTAAATCCAGGAAAGAGTTTGAGCATGCAACGACACCTTTCTCGTCATGAACTATGGCATATTACTGAAGGCAAATGTGTGGTCAATCAACAAATGTTAGGCGGCTATAACTTGCCGCCGCTGATACTTGACAAGCACAGCGAACTGTCTATACCACAAGGTGACTGGCACCAATTGACTAATCCGTTTGATGAACCTTGTAAAATTGTGGAAATTCAATACGGAGAACGCTGCGAAGAAGAGGACATTGAAAGAAAATGAGTAAGTGGGTATTTCTAAGCAAAGATGGTACAGACACATATATTAATTCTATGGCCGCTGCTGCTAACACTCCGATCACAAATACTGAGAATTTTTCCTATAATGATTCAACAAATCCAATTATTCTCCGTGGCATTCTTAAACATAAGATAATGAAACAATGCTGGTCCGATAGCAGAACTTTTTATTATATGGATACCGGATATTTCGGAAACGAAGTAACCAATGCTAATCCGCACGGCTGGAAAATCTGGCACAGGATAGTGAAAAATAATCTCCAACATACTGACATAATTGAAAGACCTGCTGACCGATGGTTATCTTTTAATAAAGAGATAATGCCTTGGAAAAAAGACGGCCGAAAAATTTTAATAGCAAAACCTGACGAAAAACCTTGCAAATTTTATAGTATTGATTTGGATATATGGACTCAACAAACTATAGAAACTATTAAAAAATACACCGATCGTCCTATCGAGATACGGGAACGTGCTCCTAACAGGATTGATAGAACTACTCACAACACATTAAAACAAGCGTTAGATGATGACGTATTTGCGCTAGTCACATTCAATTCAAACGCCGCTACAGAATCGATTATGCATGGAATACCAGTATTTGCGTTAGCACCATGTAATGCTGCAAGCCTAGTGTCTAACAACAACATTAGCCAGATTGAAAATCCTTACTATCCCGATAAAGATAAAGTATTTGCATGGGCATGCCATTTAGCGTATGGACAATTTAATGTAACTGAATTGAAAACTGGTAAAGCAAAATCAATGCTAGAAGAAGTATAAGGAAATTGTGAATAAAGTATTTGTTGGTTGGGACTCTCGAGAAGATATTGCATATCAAGTATGCAAATACAGTATCACCTCAAGAAGTGAAAATGCAATAGTAGTTCCGTTAAAGCAAACCGAACTTCGAGATCAAGGATTATATACTAGAAATGTTGATCCTATGTCTTCGACTGAGTTTACATTTACTCGATTCTTAGTACCATACCTAATGAATTATCAAGGGTGGGCTATTTTTTGTGATTGCGATATTTTATTTCAAATAGACATTGCTAATTTAATAAAATTTACAGACAGTCGATATGCAGTAATGGTTGTTAAACATGATTACAATCCTCCAGAAGGAGTTAAGATGGACGGAAAACAACAATTGCCATATCCTAGAAAAAATTGGAGTTCTGTAATACTATTCAATTGTAGTCATCCGGCAAATAAAAAATTAACTCCTAACGAAATTAATACACAATCTGGCCAGTACTTACATAGATTTCAATGGTTGAATGATGATCAAATTGGCACCATACATCATGAATATAATTGGTTAGTTGGCCATTATACCCAACCTCAAGATGGAACTCCAAAAATTATACATTATACAGAAGGAGGCCCATGGTTTGAAAATTATCAATACTGCGAATACGGATATCAATGGGGTCGAGAATTAGAAGCATATAAGAAATCTTTGAATACGCAGCCTCCTGTAAAGCCATTTGATTATCTTCCGCCTGATATACACAACATCTTTAATAAGATATTGCATTATAGAGTTGATTCCAACAAAGAATTCTATGGTGACGGTAATTTAAAGAATATTATAGAAGACTTAAAAATGATTGATAATAATAAAATTTATGCAGTAGATGGTAATAGAAATTCTTCGGATGCAAAAGGGTTAGTTTATGATCCGTATTTAGAATCGTTCATTCTGGGAAGCGGTGGTCAAATCACGTCTTACAGTAAAGTAGAAAAAAGTATGGTTCCTGTATTGCTTAGAGGAATCACTAAAATGAAATATATGAGAGCATGTGAATTGATTGGAAGAGATTATTTCTACATCGATACTGGATATTTTGGAAATTTAAGGAAAAAGACATATCATCGGATTACAAAAAATGCCATGCAGAATATTGGACCTATAATAGAAAGACCATTTGATAGACTAGAAGCAATTGGATGGCGTCGTAAAAAATTTAGACCAGGAACAAGCATTTTATTATGTCCTCCGAGTGAAAAAGCAATGGAGTGTTTTGGCATCAATCTTAACAGTTGGATGGAGGAAACAATTGCTTCTATTAAAAAATACACAGACCGTCCAATAATAATTAGGAAAAAATCAAGCAGAAAAGAAAGAAGTACCACAGATACTATGGAGATGGCGTTAAACAATGATATACATTGCCTTGTTACATTCAATAGTATTGCTGCAACAGAAGCATTATTAAATGGAAAACCGGCATTTACACTAGGGCCGAATGCAGCGCATAGTTTAAGCCTCAATGACCTGTCAAAAATA